CCCTTCATTTTTCTCTCGGACGGGGCGGGTCATGCCTGGTCGACGCCGAAAGGGCCGGGTCGAGACCGGACTCGACCGGAACCTGTCCGACCGGCCCGACATCGGCCCGGCGTCCCGCGCAGCACTGCGCGCACTGGCCCACGCGGTCGACCTGGCCGAGTCTGACCGGTCAGCCGAGCTGATCGCGGAGGCTGGCCGTGTCTACCTCGACGCTCTGGACCGCAACGGACTCGCCGCCGGGGACCGACCGGTCGACGCGTTCGAGCAGCTGCTGGCCGACCTCGGCCGGGCCGGCGCCGGCGGTGGCGACCCCCCGACGCAACCGTCCGACGCACGGCCCGGCGGTGGCGCGGCTGGCTGAGACCCTGGGCCGGCCGCTGATGCCGTGGCAGCGGCACGTCGCCGACGTCGCGCTCGAGATCGACCCCGCAACCGGCCGGTACGCCTACCAGCTGGTCATCGTCACGGTGCCGCGGCAGTCGGGTAAGACCCTGCTCGCCGGCGCGGCGATGACGCACCGGGCGCTGGTCGTCCCCGCCGGGCGCTGCTGGGTGACGATGCAGACCCAGAAGGACACCGTCGACTGGCTGGTGAACGAGTTCTGGCCGCTGCTGGGCCCGCTCGGCCGGGAGGTGCAGCTGCGCCGGTCGGCCGGGTCCGAGCACATCCGCTGGACCCGGACCGGGGGCATGGTCCGGCCGTTCCCGCCGACCGAAACCGGGCTGCACTCCAAACTGTCCGACCTGGTCGTCGTCGATGAGGGGTGGGCGTTCGACCAGGCGCAGGGGCAGGCGCTGGACCAGGCGATCGTCCCGACGCAGGCGACCCGCCCCAACGCGCAGGTGCTGAAGGTGTCGACCGCGGGCACCGCGGGCTCGGTCTGGTGGCTCGGCACCGTGGAAACCGGGCGGGCGGCGGCGGCCGCGGACACGGGACGGGGCACCGCCTACTTCGAGTGGTCCTGTCCGGACGATCTGGACCCGACCGACCCGGGGTCGTGGCCGGTGTATCACCCGGCGTACGGGCGGACGATCAGCGTCGAGTCGATGCAGTCGGCGTTGGTGCTGCTCGGCCCGGATGAGTTCGCGCGGGCGTACGGCAACCGGTGGGTGAACACGTCGGCGCGGGTGATCCCGCTGGACGCGTGGCGGGCGGCGGCCGAACCGTCGGCCGTGCTGCCGGCGGCCGGGGTGGCGGCGGTCGGATTCGACGCCGCGGTCGACCGGTCCGACGCCTCGATCGTGGTCTGCTGGCGCGACGCTGCCGGGGTCGCTCACCTCGAGGTCGCCGATCACCGGCCGGGCACCGGGTGGTTGGTGCCGCGGTTGGGTGAGCTGGTGGCGCGGTGGGCGCCGCCGATCATCGGCTACGACGCGGCCGGGCCGGTGCTGGATCTGGCCGATGAAGCGGGCCGGGCCGGTCTGGACGTGGTCGGGCTGAAGGCGCGGGAGTACGCCGGCGCGTGCGCGGCGCTGCTGCAGGGGCTGACGGCGGATCCGGCGACGGTGCGGTACCGGCCGCATCCCGCGTTGGACGCCGCCGCGGCGGCCGCGGTGCGCCGGCCGTTGGGCGATGCGTGGGCGTGGGGCCGGCGCGCGTCGGCCGGGTCGCTGGCGCCGCTGACCGCCGGCACCGTCGCGTTGTGGGCGTTCGACCACGCGCCGGTGCCGCTGGGTGACTTCCGGGTCTACTGATCGGAGTGGGATGATGCCGTCGTGACGCTGCCGATGCTGGCGGCCAGGCCGGGACTCCGCGACGGCGCGGGGATCCCGCCGCTGTTCCCGCCGGGCGGCTTCGGGCTACCGGGCCCGTTCGTGTTCGACACGACCTCGGCGCGCCGCGTGCCCTCCGTGGCCCGGGCGCTGCAGCTGTTCACCGGGATGACCAAACAGATGCCGATCGACGCCTACCGGGGCGGGTCGCCGCTGCCGCGGCCGCGGATCTGCTACCGGCCGGACCCGGAGAACGCCCGATCGTGGTTCGTGCAGAACTCCGTCGAGGACTACCTGCTGAATGGCAACGCGATCTCCTACGTGACGGCGCGCGGCGCGGACGGCTGGCCGCTGGCCGTGTCGTGGCTGCCGGCGTCCTGGGTGTACATCGCTTGGATGCCACCGGATTTCACGAACGTGAGCTACAGCTTCCTCGGCGCGCCGTTGGAACCCGTCGAGAACGTGATCCACGTCAAGCGGGGCGCTGACCGGTGGTATCCGGTCCGCGGCGTCGGTGTGGTCGAGGAGTTCGTCGACTCCCTGAACCGGGTCGCGATGGAGGAGGCGTACGAGTCCAATGCGCTGTCCAACGGCGCGGTGCCATCGGTCGCGGTGATCACCCCGCAGGCGACGTTGACGCAGGACATCGCCGACGCCGCGAAGGATGCGTGGCTGTCCAAGTACGGCGGCCCGACCCGCGAGCCGGCGATCCTGCCCAACGGCACCCAGATCGTCCCGGTCGGCTGGTCGCCCTCGGACACGCAGCTGATCGAGGCCCGGAAAGCGTCGCTGCTGGATGTGGCGAACATGTTCAACCTCGACGGGTACTGGCTCGGGTCGCCGGTCGCCGGGATGACCTACAAGACCGCGGGGCCGCAGTACATGCAGATCCTGCGGACCTCGCTCGAGCCGGTGCTGGCCGACTTCGAGGATGTCTGGTCGGATGCGTGGCTGCCGCGGGGGACGACGATCCGGTTCGACCGCAACCAGCTGCTGCGCGATGACCTGTCGACGACCGCGCTCGCCCTGTCGACGCTGGTCGGGGCCGGGATCATGTCCCCGGCCGAGGCGGCGGCGTACCTGGCGCTGCCCGCCGCCGGCGGCGGCGACCCGACCCAGATTCAGCAGATCCCGGCGGACCCCGGCGCGCCGAGTGAACCGGGCGCCGGCATCGGAGGTGTCCCATAATGATCGAACTGCAGGCGACCCCGGCGCAGCCGGGACCGGACGGCAACCGGCCGCAGACCCGCGACAACACCGTGACGCTGGTGCTGCGGGAGGCGCAGGCGGTCGGCGCCGGCGGGCGGTACAACTTCCTCGAGGGCCGCGCCGTGCCGTATGACACCTGGGAGGATGTGGGTTGGTTCATGGAGTCCCACGCGGCCGGGTCGTTCAAAGGCTCGACGAGGGGTGGCACCGGCCGCGGGCTGCCGCTGCTGCTGTTCCACGACAACCGGTCGCTGCCGATCGGGCACGCCGAATCGTGGGCGCATGACGGCGGCGGGCTCGACGGGGTCTGGCGGTTGTCGGACATCCCGGCCGCGCAGGACGCGGCCCGGTCCGCGGACCGCGGCGATCTGCGCGGGATGTCGGTCGGGTTCTCCCCGATCCGGTCGAAATGGGAACTGCTCGGCGACGACGAATGGAGTCCCGATCTCGGCCCGGACCACATGGACCGGGTGCTGCGGATCGAGTCGCGGCTGATCGAGGTGTCCCTCACCCCGACCCCGGCGTTCGCGGGGGCGCAGATCGACCAGGTCCGGGCCGGGGTGTACTACACCCGAGCGGCGCGGCTGGCGGGCCGGCCCGACCTCGACGTGGACCGTTGGCGGCGGGAGGCGGCGGCGTTACGATCCCGGTAGCGACCAGACCGCGGCCCGCCCGCCGCGACGGCCGGGACCAGGCCGGGTCGGCGCCCACGGCGCGACCCACCTAGGCGCCCACCGTTCGGGACAGCGTCGGCGACAGCATCCCCGCCGCCCCTTGTCCGAACCCGTGAATGGTGGAACCCCATGACCAATGTTGTGCTGGAACGACTCCGCACGCAGCGTGACGACCAGCTCGCCGCGATGGACGCGATCCTCGAGCAGGTCGTCGACCGGGACCTGGTCGACGCCGAACGGTCGCTGCTGGAGGCGACCCGGCAGCGGATCACCGAGATCGACGCGCAGATCAAGCCGCTGGCCGAGGTCGAGGCGCTGCGCGATCAGCACCGCGACTCCCTCGCGCAGTTGCCGACCCGGGTCACTGAGCGGCCCGAACCGCGCCGGGCCGATGCCGGCGGCGACCGGGCCGCGTACCGCACGGCCGGGGAGTTCCTGGTCGACTACATCCGCGGCAGCGGGCTGATGGAGCAGAACCGGGTACGTGACGAGGCCGCCGCGGCCCGGGTCGCGCGGGCCTACCAGATCCGGGCCGACCAGACCACCGCTGACACGCCCGGCATCCTGCCGACCCCGATCATCGGGCAGGTTCTGTCGCTGGTCGACGCGAACCGGCCGCTGATCCTGTCCCTCGGCGGCGCCCGGCCGATGGGCGGCATCCCCGGTAAAAGTTTCAGCCGCCCGACCGTCTCCCAGCACGTTCAAGTCGGCCCGCAGACCGCTGAGAAGACCGCGCTGCCGTCGCAGAAGATGACCATCACCGGGGTCACGTTCAACAAGGTCACGCACGGCGGTTACGTCGACATCTCCCGGCAGGACATGGACTGGACCAGCCCGGCGGCGTGGGACATCCTGATCCGCGACCTGGCCGAGAACTACGCCACCGACTCCGAGGCGACCGTCGCCGGCGCGTTCGTGACCGCCGCGACCGGCACCAAACCGCCGGCGCTGCCCGCCGCGCCCGTCCTCGCCGACTGGACCAAGGCGCTCTACACCGCCGCGATGCACTCCTACAGCGCCGGTCTGAAGATGCCCGAACGGATCTGGTGCTCCCTCGACGTGTGGGCCGCGCTCGGGTCGCTGGTCGACACGACCCGGGTCGTGTTCCCCTCCGACCCGGCGGTCGGCGGGGACTCCGCGGACGGGTTCGACGCCGGCGGGTCAAGCCTGGCGAACTTCCGCGGCGACATCCTCGGCCTGCCCCGGGTCGTGGTCCCCAAGGCGCCGGCGAAGACGTGCATCGTCGGCCCGGCCGACCATTACGAGGTATACGAGGACATGATCGGCCTGCTGTCGGTCGTCGAACCCTCGATCCTCGGCGTGCAAGTCGCCTACGGCGGTTACCTCGCGTTCGGCGCGCTGCACCCAACCAGCTACGTCGCCCTCGACCTGTCCGCGGTGACGACGCTGCCGACGATGGCCGAGGCCGAGGCCGACGAACCAGCCGCCAAGCGCAACGGCAAGTAACCGGTCATGACGGGCTGGCCCAGTCTCGCCGAGGTCCGGACCCTGCTGCGGATGCAGCCGGACCCGACCGAGGACGGCGTCATCCAGACCGCGCTCGCCGCGGCCGTGAACTACGGCGTGAAACGGCTGGGCCAGACCGTCACCACGAACCCGGACGGGTCGACGTCCTGGGCGTGGACGTACCCGGCGGACACCACCGCGCTGCCGGACAGCTCGCATGAGGCGTGTCTGCTGCACGCGTCGCGGCTGTACCGGCGCCGCGACAGTGTCGACGGCACGATCGGCTTCGGTGACATGGGTGTCGTCCGGGTCGGCCGGACCGACGCCGACGTGGAATGGCTCTATGCCACCGACGCGCCGCTGGTGTTCGGATGACCTGGTCGAGGGGTCCGTTCGTGGCCGCGCTGGTGCCCGCGCTGCAGGCCAGCCTCGGCGACACGGTGTACGTGCACCCGAAACCGCCCACCACCCTCAACCCGCCTGCGGTCGTTATCGGCCGGCCCCTCGAGGTGATCCATTCGACCGCCGGGTTCGGGGTCGACACGATCTCGGTGCCGGTGCACTGCCTCGGCCCGCTCGACGGCGACGACATCGTCGAAACCCTGACCGCCGGGGTCCGCGGCGCCCTGACCGACCCGTCACTCGGCGGGGCGGTGCAGTCGGTCACCGGCGAAGCCGACCGGAACTGGCACAACCTCAACGTCGCCGGCGCGGATCTGCTGCAGGCCGACGCGATCCTGACCGTCCAGATGTGAGAGGAAGACCCCACGATGGCGAACTCGACAACCCTCGACCCGCCGGAAGTCACCCAGCTCGCCGCCGGTGACCCGACCCCGCCCACCGCATCACCGCTGATCCTCAACGACGCCTACTTCGAGCTGATGGGCGTCAACCTCCGCTGCCTGGTGCAGCACCTCGAGATCGCGCCGGAGAACAAACCCGTCACCGTCACCACGTTCTGCTCCGAGGTCGACTACCCCGGCGTGACGAAGTGGCATCTGCGGGTCACGTTCTACCAGTCCTTCGACACCGGGGCGACGTTCGCGACGCTCACCGCCGCGTACCAGGCGTACGTCGCGTCCGGGGCGCCGGTCAATTTCAAAGCCCGGCCGTACTCATCGCGGGCCGCGTCGGCGACCAACCCCATCATCTCCGGGATGGCGATCCCGCAGCCGTTCGACTACCTCGCCGGCGACGCGGGTGCGGCGTCGCAGGTCCAGATCGACTGGAACATGACGAGCCCGCCGGTCACGGACAACGGGTCGGTCGCGGCGACGGGTGCGACCGCCGGCGCGCCCGGTTTCTTTACCCCGTCCGGCGCGACGACCCCGGCGAACCTGGCCGCGCTGACCGGTGGGGTGACCGCGTCCCCGGCCGCGGCGTGGGCCACCGGGCAGTACGTCATCACCGCGGATCTGCTCGCAGCTCACTGGTCGGGGGCGGCCTGGGTGGCGGGCAAGGCGTGACGCAGCAGTCGCAGGTCGCGATCGTCGGGGCGCGGGCGTTGCGCCGCGACGTCAACCGGCTCTGCACCGACGAACGGTCCGCGGTGTTCTCGGCGATGAAGAAAGCCGGCTACGCCGCGGTGTCGCCGCTGGTGCCGATCGTCCGCGGCGCGCTGCCGACGTCGGGCCGGGCCGACACCCAATACCACAAGTCGGGGGCGCTGACCGGGTCGGCGCGGGTGTCGGCGTACAAGTCCGGCGCCGCGCTGCGGGTCGGGTCCAAAGCGATCCCGTACGCGCCGTGGGTCGAGTTCGGCGGCACCCGCAAGCGGCCGCACACCTCGACCCGGCCCTACATCCCGGACGGCCGGTACATATTCCCCGCCGCCCGCGGTGACGCGGCCCGCGCGGCGGCGGCCTACTCCGATGCCCTGACCGAGGTGTTCGCCTCCGACGCGATCTGGACGAACGCGTCACCAGCAGCAGGGAGCGTTCATGACTGAGCTCGACACCAGCACACTGACCGACCTGGGTGAGCTGCCGACGCTGATCGAAACCTCGGCGGCGTTCATCGCCCGGCTGCCCTCCCAGCGGGTGATCGACCTCCTCGCGCGGCTCGAGCCGGGCGTGAAGTTCGCCGAGCTGATGGAGAACCAGCCGCCGCGGATGATCGCCTTCCGGGTCCTGTCTCGCGACCACCCGGGCCGCGACCCGGCGTCGCTGTGGGCGCATGCCTATGACTGTGAGGTCGCGATCGTCGATGTGGACCCTACGTCGCAGAACGGGCGGACAACCTCGCCGCGTTCTGCCGTTACTGGCGGGTGACCCCGGGCATGGTCGACGAACTCGACGATGAACTGTGGGCCGCGATGGTGCGGCTGATGGTCCGCGAGGCCGACCAGATCGTCGCCGCGAACGCGAAACTAGCCCGGGGCCGGTGACAGCGTGGCCGGCCCGTCCGTCGTAGTCCGCGTCCTCGGCGACCTGGGCGGGCTGAACAAGAGCTTTGACCAGGCCACCAGCAAGGCCAACAACTCCGCGAAATCGATCCAGGGCGGTTTCCATTCCGCCCTCGGCGTGCTGAACCAGACCGGCGCCCTCGAGCCGTTCATGGGCGTCCTGGACGGCATAGGCCAGTCAATGGAAGCGATCAGCGGCCACGCCAAAGGCATGTCGACGGCGATGATCGGGGTCGGCGGGGCGCTGGCCGGGGTCGGCGCCGGGCTGTCCGTCGCCGGATCGAAAGACAAGGCCGCGCACGAGCAGCTGCAGGCGTCCGTCGACGCGACCGGGCACTCCTATGAGGACTACGCCGGCCAGATCGAGGCGGCGATCAAGCATCAGGAGAAGTTCGGCGACACCGCCAACCAGACCCAGGACGCGCTGCGGGTCCTCACCCAGGCCACCGGCAACCCGGCGAAGGCGTTGCAGTACCTGTCCACCGCGACCGACCTGGCCGCCGCGAAACACGAGGACCTGACCGCGGCGGCGACCACCGTCGGCAAGGTCTACAACGGCAACACCAAAGTGCTGAAAGAGTTCGGCATCCAGGTCACCAAGACCAGCGCCGTGCAGAAGGCGGCGGCGGCCGCGGTGAAGACCGCCGCGAAGGATGACGCCGCGGTCATCGTCGCGAAGCGGAAGCTGATCGACCTCGAGCAGATCGACGCCGCTAAGAAACACCTCACCGTCGCTGAGACGATCCGGCTGCGGGACGCGCAGCAGAAGGTCCGCGACGCCACCCTCACCGCCGCCGAGGCGCACAAGCGGCTGGGCGCGGCGCAGGACGCCGCGAAGGACGCCGCGAAGAAGCAGGGGTCGGTTATGACCGACCTGTCCGCTCGGCTGCACGGGCAGGCGTCGGCCGCCGCGGACACGTTCTCCGGGCACATCGCCGCGATCAAGGCGCACCTCGAGGATTCGGTTGCGACGCTGGGGCAGAAGTACGGGCCGGCGCTGACCGCGGTCGGCACCGCGATCGGCAGCGTCGGGGCCGCCGCGAAAATCGCGCAGGGCGTCATGGGCACATTCAAGAAAGCGCAGGAAGGCGTCGCCGTCGCCACCGACGCGGTCACCGCGTCCGAGGACGCCGCTGCGGTGTCCGAGGGGCTCGCGCTCGGCCCGATCCTGCTCATCATCGCCGCGATCGGTCTGCTGATCCTGGCCGCCTACGAAATCTACAAACACTGGAAAACGATCTGGGCCGACATCAAAAAGATCATCACCGATGTCTGGGACTGGATCAAGGCGAACTGGCCGCTGCTGCTCGGCATCCTGCTCGGCCCGATCGCGATCGCCGCCGCGCTGATCGCGACCCACTGGAGGGCGATCAAGAACGGCCTGCAGGTCGTGTTCAACTGGATCGCGACGACCTGGCAGACCATCACCGGCTACCTCACCGCCCCGATCGCGACCGCGGTCCGGGTCATCGTCACCACGTTCTCGACCGTCGTCACCGGCATCCAGGGCGCGTGGGGCGCGGTCGTGTCCTGGATCGCCAGGCTGCCCGGGTCGATCGCCAGCCTCGCCGCCGGCATGTGGCACGGCGTCACCGACGCGTTCCGGTCCGCGATCAACGCCGTGATCGACGTGTGGGACAGCCTGCATTTCACGATCGGCGGCTGGACCGTCGGCGTCGGCCCGGTGCACGTCACGCTGCCGACCGTCGACGTCGGGCTGCCCAGCATCCCGCACCTCGCGCAGGGCGGGCTGATGACCTCCTCGGGGCTGGTGTACGCGCACGCCGGCGAGGTGATCACCCCGACGCCGAAATCGGCCCGCGGCGTCAACTACACCGTCAACGTCTACGTCCCGCCGATCGCGAACCCGGCCGAAGTGGGCCGGTCCGTGGTCGCCGCGATCCGCGCCTACGAACGGTCCAACACGGCCGCGTGGCGGGCAGCGTGAGCGTCACCCTGCTGCCGTCCGGTGTCGGGGTCAGCGTCGAGATCGCGGTCGCGTCGACGTCCCCGGCCTGGTCGGTGTCGGCCTGGAACGACGCGCAGTGGGCGCAGACCGACACCAGCCTCGGCAATTTTGTCGATGTCACCTGCGACTGTTCGGAAGTGCACCTGTCCGGCGGCGCGACCGCCGCGGACGGCGCGCTGACCCGGTGGGAGGCGCGGACCGCGACGATCACCCTGTGGGGGCCCAAGTTCGACCCGTGGAACGGGCCGTGGGCCGGGCAGCTGACACCGGGGATGCCGGTCCGGGTCCGCTGGCACCCGCCCGGTGATCCGACCTGGCGGCCGGCGTTCACCGGCACCGTCGACGACGCCGGCTACACCTGGGACCCGGCGACGAACCAGACCACGCTCGGCGCGGTCGACGACACCGCGATCCTCGCCGCCTGGGACGGGCTCGCGCAGGCCGAGGTAGGCGGCGGTGAAACCGCCGACCAGCGGGTAAACCGAATCCTCGACGCGGCGAGCTGGCCGTCGACGGCCCGCAACATCGCGGCGTCCACCACCAAGGTCATCCCGACCACGCTCGCCGGCACCGCGTGGGAAATGCTGATCGCGGTCGCCGACACCGACCTCGCGATGTGCTGGGTCGACCGGGCCGGGACCCTGAACTACCAGCCGCTGGCCCGGGTCCAGACCAACCCCGGCCCACCCGATCACATCATCGACCCGTCCTGCACCCCACCGGCCGGGCACGTGCAGGCGGCCAGCCTGGGCACCGACAACCCGGTGGTGACCCGCAACATCGTCTCGATCACCCGCCAGTCCTACGACAGCACCCCGGCCGCGACGGTCACCCTGCGCGATGACGCGTCGGTGGCCCGCTTCCGGCCGCACAGCTACTCCCGCACCGACCTGGTGCATCAGGACCCGAACTGGTCGACCACCATCGCGCAGGAGATTCTGCAGTCCGGCGCGTGGCCGGCGCTGTCCCCGACCGCCGCCGGGCTGGACGTGCTACTCGGCGCCGAAGCCGCCTACCTGCTGCTCGGGTCCGAACCGAAGATATGGGTGCAAGTCCTCGACCGGACCGGCCGGGCCTACTCCTGCATCGTGCTGGGCAGCGATGTGCTGCTCACCCCGGACACGCTGTCCGGGCAGCTCGTGCTGGACAACCTGTCCCGGCTGCAGGGCGACCGGTGGAACCAGTCACTGTGGAACCAAGGAAAGTGGGCGGTGTAGATCATGGCTACGACAGGACGGATTGTTGTCGCGCCGGGGCAGACCATCGACGCGGTCGGCTGGGGACAGCCGGTCTGGGACCAGTCGGTGCAATGTTTCGACAGCGCGGCCGACCGTGACAACCAATGGCCGGCGCCGCACGCGGGCTCGATGTGCTACACCGCCGACACGCGGACACTGTGGCAGCACGACGGAACCTCATGGATTGTGAACGCCGTCAACTATGCGACCGAACGCGCGAACAACTCAGGGCAGACAGCCAGTATCGGCTCGCGGGTATGGGGTAACGTCGCGCCGCCGGCGTCGACCAAAGGCAATTGGACGGCCGCGGTCGGACTCATCACGGCGACTCGACCGGGAACCCTGTACGTAGGTACCTCGGCGACTTATCCCGACGCTAGCAGCGCCATTTCCCTTCTCGCGTTCAAACACAACGGGGTCGACGTCGGCGGCGGCATCGCCGCGCCTGTCGGCGGCGGTTCGCTGGCAATACGGGGAAGCTACGCGACGCCGGTCGCGACGGGCGACACGATCGGGATCCAGATATTCAACATGGTCGCGACGGCGGCAACGTACACAACGGCAACGGAGATCGTCTATCAAGGAGGCTAGGCCATGACCTATCAAGCGGTTAGTGACCTCACCAGCGATCCGGGATTCACGGCTCGCGTCCGGGCGTGTGTGGTCGAGCAATCGTTGACCTTCCAGAACGACCAACGCGCCGACGTGAAAGCGCTCGCGCTCGATATCTTGCGAGGCGGCAAGGCGGGACCGATGCTGTCGTTTAACCAAATGACGGCAGCGGCACCGGGCGTCGCCGACACAGCCACCGGGCCGAACGGCGAGATCGATCAGTCACTCATCCCGGACGGCGACTTTCTGTCGGCGATTCAAGGCATGTACCTCGGCGTCGCGGCCCTTCACTACACAGCGGACGGCACCCCGGTATGACCGAGCACGCCCCAGCCGGTATCACCTCGCTTTTCAATCAGATCCACGCGGCGATCCCGGCCGCGATCAATGGCGGCATCGTCGGCGACCAGGCCCACGATTACGGCTATCACCGGGGCCGCAACTATGTCTCGGCCGATGACTACTCGGTGCAACTCCCCGAAGATCGGCAGGGCGACGGCGAGGCGGCGTGCGGGCTCGACCTGTCATGGTCCGATGCGCAATGGCAGTACACGGTGAGTCAACGGCTACTCGACGCGGCGCACGATTCGCGCATGCACCCGGTGCGCGAGTTCTACGGCTCGGTTGACGGCGTGCACGTGGTCGGGTGGGACTACACCGAGGGGCACTCGGCGACCTCGGACGATTCGCACCTATGGCACGTGCACCTCTCGATCTTGAGGCAGTACTCCAACGACACGGCCGCACTCTCGGGCGTCGCGGCCGTCATCACGGGTGGCGGCGCACCGGCCGCACCCCCAAGCGATGAGGATGACGAGATGAAAGCTTTCTTAATCCGCGACGGCTCGGGCAAGTTTTGGATCGTCGCGGCCGACCTGAGCACCAAGACAGAAACCACCGAGGCGGCAAACAGTGGATTGAGCGGAACCGGTCAGTACCTCAGTAATCCCGGCATCGACCAAACGACGCTCGCGCGCGTGCCGGTCGCCAAGTAGCGATGACACCGGCCCGGCGGCTCGTGGTGCTCGTGGTGCTCGGCGCGGCCGTGCTCGCGTTGGCCGTGGTCGTGTTCATCCTCAACCGCGATGTGCAGTCGGACCTGCTCGCGGTCGTGGCCGTGCTCGGCGGCATCGCGATCGTGGTGGTTGCGTTGCCGACTATCAACCGACCGAAAGGACCCGACGATGACCGAACCGACGAGCCCGAGTGATGAGTCCGACGAGGTGCTCGGCATCGAGCCTGACGTGAACCTCGCGGGCGACCGGGTGCCGGTGTTCCGCGAGACTGGCGACGAGGGCAAGCGACCGCCCGAGACCGACGATGCCGATGCACCCTGAGGGGTACGCGCAACCGCATCTAACCTCGCACAACCCCGTACCCTCGCGGGAACAATGGCCTGATCATGCCCCTGTTTGCCCACCTTTGAGCTACTCATAAACTGCGCAAACCTACCACGATTGGGATTCAAGTCCCCCTCCGGACACCATATAACCCCCAGAAATGCTAGGATTCTTACTAGAGCGGTTCCCACAGGGGAAAAGTTGATCTAGTAAAGGGGCATCATGGCGAGCATCGAGAGGCGTCCACTCAAGAACGGCGACGTGTCGTTTCGGGTGATCTGGAATCAGGCCGGTCGCCGCCAGTCAGAGACGTTCGGCGACCAGCGCTCGGCGCAACGGTTCCAGATCGACGTCGAGGAGGCCGGCGGCGCGTGGCCGGCCGACTGGATCCGCGGTGTCGGCTACCGGCAGACGCTCGTCCCCGAGGCAGAGCTGATCCCCGCGGCCGAGCCTCGCCGAGTGGTGCCGACGCTGCTCGAGGCTGCGATCGCGCACACTGAGTCCAAGAACACCAAGGCGCAGCCCGAACACCGGATGAAGATGCGCCGCCAGTTCGAGCAGCACCTCGGCGACCTCGGCGACCTGCCGCTCGACGCCGTCACCCGCGGCGACGTGCAGGACTGGGTCGACGCGTTCGTCGAGGACGGCAAGGCGTACAAGACGATCAAGAACCTGCGCTCGGACGTCTCGACCGTCTACAAGTTCGCGGTCCTCGAGGGGCTCGCCACCGTCAACCCCGTCCTCGGCACCCACATCGACGCCGAGCCCGGCGACGCGCGGCCGCCGGTATTCCTCACCCACGAGGAGTACGCAGCGGTCGCCGGGTTCCTGTCCGGTGAGGACCTGGTCTACGTCGAGACCCTCGTCCGCACCGGGCTACGCAAGGGTGAGGCGCTCGCGCTCAGCGTCCTCGACGTCCACCTCGACACCGACTACCCGTCGATCGGCGTGAACAAGGCGCGCAAGCATGCCCACGACGGCAACCACCGGATCGGCGCGACCAAGACCCGGGCCGGGATGCGGACCGTCGTGATTGACGAGGAGCTCGCCGACCTGCTGCGCCGCCACATCGGCAACCGAACCCTGTACGAGCCGCTGTTCCCCGAGCACGGCAACGACGGCAGCTGGCAGCGCAACCATTGGGTGCCCGCGATCAAGGCCGCGATGCTTGCCGAGCCTCGCCGGCCCCGGGTGCACGATCTGCGGCACACGCACGCGTCCTGGCTGCTCGCCGACCGGGTGCCGCTCTTCGAGGTGTCCAAGCGGCTCGGACACAGCGACATCCAGACCACCGCCAACATCTACGGTCACCTGGACACGCACGCGATGAGCAGCGATGCGATCGGCAAGGCGATGCGCGGGCGGCGCCGCGCCGAGCTACACGCGGTTTGAGCCGTTGACACTGCCCTCTGACTCGTCCTCTGGCATGCCGGCCGCGCGGGTCGCCTGCGAGTCGCGCAGCAGGATCCCGTACTGGTCGACGATGTGCCTGCGGTTCTTCGTCGTCAGTGCCTGGTCGACGATGATCGCGTCGGGCACCGCGCGCTGCGCGATCTCCTCCAGCGGCCAACCGTAGGCGATCGAGATGAGCCGCAGCATCGAGTCGCCGGAGATCTGAAACACCGCCCGGACGGTCTGGATTGATGGTGCGTCCACACCGCCGGCGAGCCACGCGCTGATCGTCTGCTGCGAGACGCCGATGGCCCGCGCCAGCGCGGATTGATTCCCGCCGAACTGCTCGATCAGGTCGGCGACGACGCCGGCCCACGTGTTCGGATCCCGCCCTGAACCATCATCCCTCACGGTTGGCAAACCTATCCCGCGCACGACGCAGCAACCCCATGAGTACGCGACACGCCCGACCCTTCCTCCCCGAAAATTACCAACATATTAGTAGCATGCGCCCGCCGCGGCAGGGCAGGGTGTGTGCCAGTCCCCCACCGCTCCACCTCTTCCGAGGAGCAGATGTGGCACGCATCATCGCCAGAACAACCACGATCAAAAAACTGGCCATCGACCGCGGTATCAACCCGTCCGCGCACAGCATCTCGATCGCCGCCGGCATCACCTACGAGACCGTCCGCAAGGTGATGAACGGCGAGTCGCCGTCGGATAGGACGATGGCCGCGCTCATGGCCTACTTCGCGGTGCCCTGGGACGAATTATTCGTTCTCGAGGACGACAGCGAACCGGTCGCCGCCAGCAGATGACCAGCCCGCCGATGGGCGTCGATGACCTCGGCGTCCTCCTCAAACACACCCCTGACTGGGTCCGCGCCCAGTGCCGGGCGGGCCGGCTGCCGCACCACAAGATCGGCAAGCTCTACGTGTTCACACCGGAGGATGTCGCCGAGATCCTCGACTCGACCGCCGTCAAGACGCGCCCGGAACCCCGCACACAACCGGTCACCCGACGTAGCGGACGGCGCCTCACCTACACGCGCATTGGTAGTTCTGCAGATCCTGTGAATCTCGACGACACCCGTTGAAGGAGAACCGATGACCCGCATGACCGAGCCCGGACCCGCCGGCGGCGCCGCCGTCCGCCTGACTGCGACCCTGCCCAAAGGCGACGCGAACGGGCTGCGCGAGATCGCGAAACCGCTGCTCGATGACCCCCGCACGATCCGCTACGCCGTGATCGCCTACGACGTCGCCCGGATCATCGACGACCTCGACTCCGGCACCGACACCGCCGCCGTGCGGATCCAACGCATCGAGCCGCTGTCCGGCAAGGCCGCCAAGGCCGCCGAGAAGCTGCTCACCGACGCCGCGACCGGCCGGCTCGGCGAGGCCGCGCTCGACTTCGGCGGCGAGGAATGAGCAGCGCGGACCAGGCGCCTCTCGACGCCCTCGCCTGGTCGGTCCTGTCTTACGCCCGAGACGAGGGCCGGCCGCTGCCGATCCGCGAGGTCCCGGTGTACGCCGAGGTGCGCCGCGAGCTGATCCGCGCCGGCCGGATCCGCCGCGACACCGTCCCGCCCTGGCCCGGGGACGCGCCGTGACCGCGGCGCTGCTGCTCCTCGCGATCGTCGCGGTCGGCGGGCTGCTCGCGCTCGCCGGCCGGGGCCGGGACTCCGCGACCGCTGACCTGTGGGACCTGCTCGGCTGGCACGACCAGCTCGAGCACGACCCCGGCTATGAAGGGCGGCACCGACCATGACGATCACCCGCCGCAACTACGGCCGCGGGCACGGCTACCGCATCGACGGCGAGAAAGTGCCCGGCGTGACCACGATCCTCAACGCCGCACTGCCGAAACCCGCCCTGATCAACTGGGCCGGCGAAACCACCGCCGGCTACGCCGTCGACCACTGGGACGAGCTCGGCGACCTCCCGGTCTCGCAACGGCTCAAGAAGATCAACAAAGCCCGGTTCGAGGAACGCGACGCCGCCGCCAACCGCGGCACCGAAGTCCACCGCCTCGCCTCCCAGCTCGTCGCCGGCGAACAGGTCGACGTCCCCGAGGAACTCGCCGGGCACATCGAGTCCTACGTCGACTTCCTTAATACCTGGGAGCCGACCCCGGTGCTCGTCGAGTTCGTGGTCGCCAACCGCGCGGTCGGCTACTGCGGCACCGGCGACCTGGTCCCCGACATGCGCGGCCACCGGTGGCTGATCGACCTCAAGACCGGCAAGTCCGGGATCTTCGGCGAGACCGCGCTGCAGTGCTGCGCCTACGCCCGCGCCGAGGTGTACCTCGACGCCGACGGGGTCGAACAGTCGATGGCCGAGCTCGGCATCGAACGGGTCGGCGCGCTGCACATCCGCGCCGACGGCTGGGACCTGCGGCCCCTGGAATGGGGCGAGGAGGTGTGGGCGATGTTCCGGCATCTCGCCTGGGTCGCGCGCCGGGTCGAGGACATCCCCGAATGGGTCGGCCCGGCGATCCAGCCGCTGCGGGCCGTGTCATGAGCCTCGTATACCTGACCATCGACCACGGCGACCTCGAGTCCGCCGGCGACGTCGACGCGCTGCAGGCCATCCGCGACGCCGTCGAGCCGGGCTGGCGGCGCACCGTCGGCACCAACGACCGGACCACCTACGTCATCGACCGCAGTGTCCTCGATCCGGCGCTGGCGATCATCGGCGGCGTCCGCCGGCCGTGGTGGAAAGTCACCGTCCGCCCGGAGGTGTTGGGATGAGTCACGACTTTCACGAGCGGCTGCCGGGCTATTCGCCCGGGCAGGTCCTCTACGACGGCTGCGCGGAGTGCGAGTCCCGCGCGTCCCGCGCCGACCGCGGCATCGGCTCGCTCGACGCCGAGCGATTCACCCGCGCCTGGTCGCGGGCCCACCGCTGGCAGACCTCCGGGCTGACCGATATCAGCGACGCCGAGACCGGGCTGCTCGCGGTGCTCGGCTCGGTGCAGATCAAGCTCGACACCCGCGGGCTGGACATCGACGAGTTCATCGCCGGCGACCGGCCATGACCGACATCGCCCGCTACGACGGCGACCGCGCGGCCGCGGTCCGCCCGGACGCGCCGGCGCTCGAGCAGTGGGCCGCCGAAATGCAGGCCGCCGCCCAGATCGCCCGGGCGCTGGCCGGCACCCCGTTCGTCCCCGCGTCGCTACGCGTATTCGACGACAACGAGCAGCCCGACCTGACCGCCACCACCGCCAACATCGCCGCCGCCCTGCTCACCGGCAAAGAACTCGGCCTGCAACCGATGTCCTCACTGCGCTCCATCGACGTCATCGACGGCACCCCCGCGCTGCGGGCGCTCACCATGCGCGCCCTGGTCCGCGCCCGCGGCCACGAACTGTGGCTCGTCGAGTCGACGAAAACCCGATGCATCTACCGCGGCCGCACCGCCGGCACCGACAAGATCGAGGAATCGGTCTGGACCATCGACCGGGCCCGCGACCTCGGGCTGGTCGGCAAACGGAACTGGCGCACCCAACCGCAGAACATGCTCATCGCCCGTGCCACCGCCGAAATCTGCCGACTCGTCGGACCCGAGGCGCTGCTCGGCCTGCCCTACTCGATCGAGGAACTCGAGGACGGCGGCGACGCGACGGAACCCGGTCCGGCCGCGCCCGTCCCGGACACTCCCGGGCCGCGGCGCACCGCCCGGCGCCGTAACCCCCCGCCGCCGCGGACCGGCGGCAGCGGCGATCCTGCGCCCGCCGCCGAGCAGCCGGCCGAGGACGAACCGCCGCTCGAGGAGACCCGCCCCGCGCCCGCCGCCGCCCCCTACCTCGACACCAGCCACCAGCCCCCCACCACCGAAGCGCCCGTCCAACCCGCCGCCGACGAAACCAGCGACGACTACCTCATCACCGACGCCCAACTCCGCGCCCTACACGCCGGCTTCCGCGACCTCGGCATCACCGACCGCGCCGACCGGCTCGCCCTGACCTGTCAGATCATCGGCCGGCAGATCAGCTCCGCGAATGACCTCTACCTCGCCGAGGCATCCGTCGTGATCGACGAACTCATGGTCCGCAAAACCCGTGCCGCGCAGAACCCCGACGACGACCCATTCCGCGACGCCGATGGCTGACCTGATCCTCGACATCGCCGCGCTCGACCGGATCAAGGCCCGGCTCGCCGCGTTCGTCGCCGACCACGAGGCCGCCCGCGACCCGCTCGCCGAGGCACTCGTGCAGGACGCCGCGCACCTGATCGCCGACCTCGAGACACTGCGGCACCGCATCGACCAGGCCGCCACCAAAATCCGGCAAGCCTCGCTCTGGCTCGACGGCCGCGCCCACACCGCGGCGGACCCGCGATGAGTGCCTGCCGATCCTGCGGCCACCCGATCATCTGGACCGTCACCCCGGCCGGACACCGGATGCCCGTCGACGCCGCAGCCGACGACGACGGCAACCTGCACCTCGACCAGACCACCAACCCGCCAACCGTGACCGTCGTCAACACCCTCGAGCACGAGCCCAGCTGCGGCCGCCGGCACTACATCTCACACTTCGCGACCTGCCGCGACGCCACCCAATGGCGGGACCGATGACCGCCTACCAGCGCGGCAACGCCTTCGAACGCAGAATCGCCGACCGGCTCCGCGCCGACGGCTACTACGTCTGGCAAACCCGCGGATCCAAGTCACCCGTCGACATCCTCGCCATCAAACCCGGGCAGATCCTGTTCGTCCAATGCAAGATCGGCGTCGCCGCACTGAGCGCACAACGCTGGGACGAGCTGCACGACCTCGCCACCCGCGCCGGCGCGCTACCGATCCTCGCCGACCGGCCCACCCTGCGCCGCTACCGCTTCCGCCGCATCACCGGCCGCTACCGCCCGCACGTCCCCGGCGAAACCCGCGGCGGCGACTGGCCCACGGCGCCGTTCCCGCTCGACGCGGTAATCGCATGACAGCGGCCAAGCAACTCACGGGACGAAAGGCGGCCCGACCATGAGGGAACTCGGCACCTACATCCACGTCGACGACGGCATGCCCGAACACCCGAAAATAGTCGGCCTGACCGACAAGGCATTCCGCACCCTGCTCGCCCTCTGGTGCTACTGCTCCCGCCAACTCACCGACGGCCGGGTACCCATGCCGATCGCCGCCCACCACCCCCGCCGGGCGATCCTCGAGCTCGAGAAGGCCGGCCTGCTCGAGTCACGCGAGGGCGACTGGTACTGCCACGACTACCCCGACTGGCAGCGCACCGCCTCCGAGGTCGCGACCATCATGTCCAAGCGCGGCAGTGCCGCCAGCCTCGCCGCGCACACGCGATGGCACGTCCGGCGCAACCGATTCAACGCTGACTGCCCGCACTGCAGCGCACCGCCCTAGCCATGCGAACCGCATCCCCAACGCAATGCGTTTCGTATCGATGCCAGGCATATGCCCAGAGACAGAGACAGAGACAGAGACAGAAGCATTACTTCGTAATGCTCCCGTCCGTCCGTCCGCTTCGTACGCAAGGTGACTGTTCCGTAGGCGGCGGACGGCGGACGGCGAAGTCCCAAATTGGAAAATCATGGACGACAACCTCGCAGTGTTCGAGCCGCAAAGCGACGGCACAACGCTCATCCGCGGCCACGGCTGCGGCACCATCCTCGGACAGTTCGGCTGGGCAATCTTCGTCGCCGCCGGCGTACGGATCCCAACCACCAAGGCGACCAACGCCCGCGCCGCGCTCGAGGCCGCCGGCTACCAGGTCACCGGCCCCGGCGTCACCGCGCAGCCAGCCGTCGGCCGGACCGCGCTGCCGCTGCCCGGGTGCGGGCACTGCGCGCAGCCCTTCCCGCGCAGCTACACCCCCGAGATCGGCGAACACTGCACCAGCTGCGGGCACCCGCTGCGCCTGGTCCAGGTCGACCCACGCACCGAATCGCGGCACACCCCGGTCACCGGGCACTGCCGCTCCTGCGGCCGCGAACTGACCTCCCGGCAGCTGTTCTGCCGCTGCGGCACCGCCGTCCCCGAACCCGAGCGGCAGCCGATGCAGCCCGCGCTCAGCGAGGCAATCGAGACCGTGCGCACCGGCTGGCAGAAACGCCGCCGCGCCAGCCTGCCACACGCCTACACCGCCCGGGCGCTGACCACCGACCCCCACGAACACACCCCCGACCGCAACGGATTCTGCCGGATCTGCCAGGAGTACACCGGCCTGCCGCGCACGCCGAGCCCATGAAACCGATCCTCGCCGAATCCGGCATGACCGGGCACGTCTACATCGTGACCGCCTACACCGTGACCAATGACGGCACCGTGATCGCACACACGAAGCTCGACGTCACCAAGCAGTTCGAGCGGATCGAAGCGAAGCGGGCCGCACGGCGGGCGCATGATGCGACAATCCAGCCATGACCGCGAGCAAACGCGGCGCGTCCACGCTGCCACGCCGATGACAACCCAACGATCACAGCGACCCTGGTCACGCATCCGCAACCTCATCCTCGACCACAACACCACCGGCCGCTGCCACATCAACGGACCCCACTGCACCACCTGGGCCACCACCGTCGACCACATCATCCCCATCACAGACGGCGGCACCGACCACCCAGCCAACCTCCGCCCCGCCTGCGCGGCGTGCAACCAGGCCGGCGGTGCACGCATCACCAACCGCGCACGGCGACGCCGTGCCAGCTACGAGACGACGGTCGCCCGCTACGTCTCACGGTTCTAGGTGTCGGCGATGCGCGCGCGTGTGACCCACCCCGGTCCGGTTTTCGTGCACCCACATGCTGGACAT